TCGTGGTTTGGATAGAAACCTCATTATCGCCAATCTTTGTTTGTAACGCTGATACAGCATCTTTTCTCGAGTCGAGCAAGATCTTAATGGTCTTTTGCTGATTCTCAACCCTCTCACGTGCCAAAGCGAGCGCAGATTCAGTAGATGTGATTTCATCTTTGGTCTCCTGCATTCTTTCTTTTAAAATATTATTCATTAAACTAAACACACGAATGTCTAGAATATCTTCAATAACTTCTCTTCTCGTATGTGATGGTAGCTGCATAAATGGAACAAATGATGCGCTACCAAGAATAACTACTTGAGTGAATGTTTTATAATTTAACTTTAGAATTTGCTGTTCTAGAATCTTTTGATAATCTTTTGCAGCAGCATCTTGATTTAATAGTTGCCCATTATGATATATCTCAAAGATATTCGGTTTCATTGCACGAATAACTTTGTATTCAGAACCAGAAATAGAAAACTCTACTTCAACAACACAATTCTTTTGATTGATGCTATTAATTAATTGTGGTTTATTAATATTACGGAATGGTTTACCAAACAATGAAAAGCACAATGCATCTAAGATTGTGCTTTTACCTTCACCATTTTTACCAATGATAAGTGTTGTTGATGTTTTATTCAATAAAACTTTATTAGCAGAATTACCAGTTGATAGGAAATTCTTCCATGAAATAGATTTAAATGTTATCATCAGTGAGAGGGATTAGATAAGTCAAATGAGTCAAGATCAAACAATGAAAGAACTTTTGTTTCTTTTGGTAGATACATATCTGTTTGTGTTCTTTCTTCAGAATGCACTTCTTTGTTAACTTTATTAACAATAACAATCGCTAGATTACTAGAGACTAAACCCAAACCAGTTTTGCATATGTGGTCTGCGTGAGCCAAAGAAGTGGAAGAGTTACATAAATCATCAACAAGAACATATGGTACTTGTTTAAATGCCATACCCTCATGCCAATTCTTTAAACCATATTCTTTTTGGTCTTTTCTAATAACATAACCAGACATAGGTATTTTATGTGCTTTAGCAACCAATGGAATTGCTGCTGCTAATGGTGTTCCTGCTGTTTCAGCACCGCAGATTTGAAAATTAAAATCACCAATTTCCTGTTGTATTCTATAAAGCATCATTTCGCTGACGCAATGAAGAAAGTCAGGATTAAATAATCCATTCCTCAAATAAAACATCCAGTTATAAACTGTTCCTGGAATTTTTCCAGGCATGCCATTCTGTTTTATAATACAATATTTTGTTATAAAGTCATGAACCATGTCATGATATTCTTTATATTGAACTTCAGATAATATCAAACAACCTCCGTATTGATTGCTTCAGTGTATAATGTCTTCATTAAAGATTTAATCTTTTCTTTATCTGCTTCAGTTTCAACAGAATCAATATAGCTGTTCAAAACTGACATGGTATCTTCGAGGTCAATAGTCTCATCAATTGTTCCTGTTTCAAAATCTGTCATATCTTCAATGATTTTGATTTCGTAGCAACCTTTATTATACAACTTAGTCGTGAATTTGTCAAATTTATTATGATCTGTTTTATTGGTAACAACCAATTTAATAAACATATCTTTTAAGTCAATGGTATCAAGGTCGATGGTGTCTCCTCTGTCGTCGTATTCAATTCTTTCAAACATACGATATGGATTCTGGATAAATTCGAGCTTTCTTGTGCTTGTATCAAACAAGTGAAATCCTCTGGGATCATTATAGTCCTGCCAAGTAAGTTCGTATGGGTTTCCAAGATAAAATATGTGGTTATCATCTGAACGATGATGATAATGCCCAGAGAAAACAAGATCAAACTTGTCAAATAGTGTTTTATCCATTCCTTCATGCGATTCCATTCCTCTATACATTGCGAACCCAGCAATTTCTAAATGCCCCATACATATCTGCGCTGATGTGTCTTGAATTACCGACATTGTTTCTGGGTAATTATCAACACAAATCCACGGTAACATACAGATAGGAATGTCATCAACATAAATTGTAGCTGGACGATCAATTACGTTGATGTTTTTATATTCTTGAAGAAGTAAATCAGGCGAGTTTACGTCATTAGTATTTTTATAGTAAGTGTCATGGTTGCCAGCCAACATATGAACAGTGATCCCTCGAGCAGATAATTTGTTAAAGAACATTTCCTTTGCTCTTTGGAGTGCGTAGAAATTAACATACTTCCTACGATCAAAAGTATCGCCGAGGATAAGAACAGTGTTAATACCTTGTTCATCAAGTGTAGTAAAGAAAGTGTTATCATAGAATTTTTGGAAGAAATCTAAAAATACTGTGCTATCGTTTCTGGCACCAAAGTGCTGGTCAGTTATAATCGCTACTTTCATAACATATCCAAGTTTGGTAATGGATAATTACCCAGTTCGGTATATTGTTTTGTTTCAATAACACGATCACCCATCTGTCTAGAAAAATCAAATGCTTCTTCTGCTGTCTTAAACCATTTAAACAAAAGAGATTGTTCAGAATTACTGTTGCTTGCGTAATATGTTACTTTATACATTCTTGTCCTCCATAAAATCGTCTAGAGAAGATTTTTTCTTTTTCTTTTCTTTCTTCTTTGGCATAGTATAATCTACATCATTATTATTACGCAAATAATCCATCATCATATTCGAATATTCGCCATCTTCGTCTTGTGCCTGTAATTCGAATTCGTCAAATGACATGTCCATAATCAATCTGTTCTTGACTATTGTTTGTTTCTTTTCTTTTTGGATTTTTCGAATGAATGCATAGTATATGATTTGCGTGAAGTAAGCGAAGGGATTACTTGATTTGGTTGGATCGAAATTATCAATATATTGAAGGCAGTTTTCAACACCATCAAGTATCATATCTTCTCGATACGTATAGTTGATAAAATTGCTCTTGTATGATAAATGCGTAGCAATTTTAAGTAAACACTCTCCGATATATTCAGGAACTCTTGGCTTTTCCTCGCCAGTGGATTCTGATTCTTCGACTGTTCTTCTATATTCTTTTATCGCAGCTAGAAAGTCTGCGTTATTTACATAATGCGATGATGCCATATTGTCTCCATTGTTTTTATAATTAGATTATACCTCAATTCAAAAAAAGTGTCAAATTTATTTGCTAAAAATTTTGTGTTGTTATAAAATAACCATGTTGGGTTTGATGTTAATGTACTGTTTTGTTACCAGTAACAACGTTTCTTGATTGATCTTCTTCTTCCTCAACCTCACCCAACTCATTAGACAACTCATCGATTCTCGATTCCAACTGTTTAACCATTTCCATCTCTTCTTCAATAACTTTCTCATCGATTATTTCATGTAGATTGTATTTTCTGAGCATATCGATAGTTTCATTCTTGTTTAGAAGATTAATGTAATATGGTATGGCTTCAGTGTTCATTGGTTTAATAAACAACAGTTCTGGTTTATAAAATGAAAAAACTCTGTCGTCTGTAAACGGACAGAGTTGTGTTGCGGAATATGTTTCTCTTACTACATTTGGACCTAGAACGAATGAATGTTCTTTAATTAGCATAGGAAATGCAACAGTTAATAGGTCTTCGCTTTCGTACTCAACAATACAGAAAATACTATCTCCGTTGTTAAATTTTACTATTCTATAATCTCTCATAATTCCACTTCTGTTATCTTAACATTGAACTGTTCTTCAGAATATAATTTAACACGTTCTAGAAAATGATTTAGTGTATGATTTTTCCAAGATTTATGGGATAGATCATCAGCAATATCATACAATGTACAAGATGTTTTACCATCCTTCAATCGCAGTCCACGACCAATCGATTGCAGGTTTCTAATTCTTGATTTACTCGGCGATGCGAAAATGATATTCTCTATCGAAGGAATATTAATTCCTGTAGAGTATGTGCCGAAAGATGCCAAGATAATCATGTTATCTTGTTTGTCTGCTTTTTTACGGATCTGTTCTCTTACAGAAACATCAATATCTCCGTGAACTATTGCTATTTCACGTTCTTCTTCTTCACCAAACATTTCATGTAAAACTTTACCGTGTTTTTCTACATATTGAAATAATATTAATGTATTTCCTGTAAGAGATAGGGCAAGATTTTTAATAAAGCGATTACGCTTTTGTTGAGAGACTAGAAAATCCATCTCCTCTTGGTATAAATTATTCTTGCGTTCTTTACAAGTCTGCTCTGAATATTTCAACAGTAGACATTTAATATTTAGTTGAGCGACTCTTCCTGAGTCCATCAGTTCTTTGGTTGTGGTTACTTTATGCACTGGACCAAATAGACCTTCTAACACCAGACGATGCACTTGTTTGTTATCAATTGTTCCTGTTGTGCCTATGCGATATGGAATCTTACTCATTTTTTCCATAACTGTTGCTAGAGATTTTGCTTTAAATTGGTGCGCTTCATCACCAAACACCACTTTGAATTGATCGAACCAATTACGTGGTTGTTTGTAGATAGATTGCCATGTTGTAATCAATACATCTTTCGTGAAGTCTTTTGTGAAACCACTGTATAATTTTTGACAGTGTCTATCAACTTTCCATCCATTCTCATAAGAATAATCTTCGAAGTCAGTATACATTTGTTCAACAAGCGATGTCGTTGGAACAATAAGAATACACTTGCGTCCTTCACTAACATGATGACGCATAATTGAATAGATGATAAGGGATTTACCTGATGCTGTTGGTGACAGCAGCAAAGCACGATTTGTGTTTATTGATTTTTGAATTGCGTCAATTTGATAGTCTCGAACCTCAATCGGTTTCCCTCTAGCAGAGAGATTAAGAGAATCGGCATATCCTTCGACTTGCTCGTAGGTGTAATTTGTGAATGACACTGGAATATAGTTTGCGCCTGCCAGTTCTTCATACTTGTATTGGTTTCTTTTCGCAAACTCCTGAACATAGTTCTTGAGTCCAGCGTATAGAGTTTTTCTTTGTAAGTCGTATAGTCTAATCTTTCCATCCCACAACCTCGCTTTATATGCTGGCATAAACTTTGCGCCTGGAATATCAAACGTGAAGAAATTACTCAACTCTCGTTCGACACCATCTTCAGAGTATACACGGATATTTACATCATCGACTTGCTCAACGTATATCTTCATTACATTCCTACTAGAAACTTTTTCCAATCAACTGCTGTTCTAATTTGCCAATCACGTTGACGAATTTGTTTTAAAACTTCTTCTAAAAAATAAACAATGGTGTTTAGATATTCAACTTTTTGTTCCATCTGAACAAGTTCACCATCGCCTTGTAAAAATTCATCCATCTCATTCTTCAATGGCTTAACACCCTGCCATTGTTGCCAACCAAGATCTTCTAATTCTTGTCTTGATAATTCGCCACGATAGTAACGGAATTTATTCTTCCGCAACATATTATAATCACCACGTGTCTTTGCAAGTTTTAACTTGTAAGATACAATAATGTTGATGTATTTGCTGTGAAGATTTGGCGAGTTTGTTGATGCCTCACCAAGATGATTGTCATCAATTTTGCTGTCCTGTTCCCACTGCTCCATCAATTCTTCAAGATTCATAACAACTCCAAGTAAAAAATTATTCGAAATCGTAGTAAGAGTATTTAAATGTAACTTGTCCTACGAGATATTGAATGTCATTGTCAACACCAGTAAAAGTCAAACTTTCTAATGATGACGGGAAAACGTTCTTAAATGATAATAGTTTACTCTCAGTGTTATTATTTGTCAAGATAAAAAGCGAAGCATCTGAGTAGTTTCTTGATAACTCAGAGTTTGGTCCAGCAGTAATTGTGTCACCATTGATAAAATCGATGTACTGACTATAATCTTTCGGATAACCCAATCCGAACAACCAACGTTGTATTGCGACATAGTTTTCCATTGTCTCATCGACAAGAAATTGAATTCGCAAATCATCGAATGTCAATTTTTCGCCAGGAATTGGAATATTTCTGAATGGTGTACCATACTCTGGCTCACCAAGAATAATACCTGGAAGATTAACTGTCTGACAATAGAACTGCAGTTTTGGTAATTTGTTGATGAGAAACTTGAACCCTGTTGGTGACAGAGGATTCATATTCTCTGGAATTTTTGTTTTCCATTCTTGCGAAACAGTAGCCATTAAGTTCTCCTTTTCATATATTTATTCCACCATGAAAAAGAGCCACCCGAAGGTGGCTCTAAACACTGATCTTACGTCAGCTTCATCAATTACATAATGTTCTGTACACGAACTCTACGGTAGTAGACGTTGTTATTAGAACCGATTGATGTTGCCAATGTAGTTCCCTGCGCGAATGGGTTTGCGATCATGCCGTAGCGTGTCTTAAAACCAATCTTTGGCTGGAATGTATTTGGATCAACTGCACGAACCATTTGCAATGGAACGTATGGG